CACCACATCTTGAAACCACTCGCCTAGCGGATTCTCATTCACTCGCACTCCTGCAGGCATGTCGCGCATTGCGGCAGCATACAGTTCTAGAGCGAATTGATCCCAGCCAGCAGATGGGGTGGCGAGCACGACCAATTGTGTGTCAAATGGAGTCGGGAAACGTTCCACATACCAAGTCACATTCACTGTAAACGTTGTTTGAGGACTAAGACCCGAAAAGTAAGCTCCGCTCATATTGTGTGGCAATATTGAGTTTGTTTGAGGAACCGTTATCGGGTTGGTCGTAGACGGAATAGTGACAGACTGGGTATTCTGATTCATGATCAGAGTTGTACCAGTTTCAGACTCCACACTCTCTGAGTCTTGGACTAAATACATCACCGGAGAAGGCTCCGATGGGTAATTGTTTAGAGAGTTTGTAGTACACACCAGGTAGGCGCCCTCCTCCGCATTCCACTGACAGGAACCTTCGAGAAGCATAGCCGAAGCTGGAGTTGTAGGCGGAGAAGCAACCGTATAGGTTGATGGGTAACATAGGGGGGTAAATACACCTGCAGCTACGCCACCATAGACCAAAGTTTCCTGTTGGTCAATAGAAGCTGTAGGTTGACGGTATACAACTACCTGCCCTTGCTTATAGAGGGCGGCTGTGGTATTGATGATCTCCATACCATAACCAATTACTCGGGAGACGCCTTGCATATAGCCATCTGACCCGCTATCCAGGGATATTCCACCAGCATTATATATTCCAGTTGTGCCACCAGAATTGCTGTTGAAAAACCCTTGATTGCCGGTCGCCGTGGCCAAACAGCTGACACCTCCTGTGGTAAAATTAGCCGCCGATCCCGCATTATTCAGAATTGCCCCATTGTATAGTGTGTTGGCTTGACCAACACGCTGAGTGGCTTGATTCCATGCAACAAAGTGAGCATCCCATGCCAGAGTTCCTATGCCCGCAGGCTGGGAAATCTGGAAGGTTTTCTTCACACATTGCACAATCGAGCCAGACACATTGAGGTCTGGGAAAC